CTCAAGATTCTGGAGATGGAGCTGCAATAGCCGATGCAACAGAAAGACTTTCTAGAGCGAGTGCTGAAGCAGAAAATCTTAAAAGATTATCCGCGCAACAGAAGATTAAACAAGAAAAAGAAGTAGAACAGAAAAATGAAGAATATAGACCGACATTACAACCGCAACAACAATCAGCTCCGCCAGATCCAAAAGCTGAGGCTTGGGCGTCTAAAAATAGTTGGTTTGGAGAAGATCAAGCCATGACTTTTGCTGCATTCGGAATACATAAAGAATTAGTTGATCAAGGAGTTGATCCAGCATCTGATTCTTATTATAACGAAGTAGATAAACGTATAAAAGATTATTTTCCACAAAAATTTTCTAATGAGCAAGCTGCACCCGTGCAACAGGTTGCCGCCTCTAGCCGAGGGGCTGGTGGTAAAAGAGCGTCACGCAAAGTTAAGCTGACACCGAGTCAAGTAGCAATAGCTAGGAAACTCAACGTGCCACTTGAAGAATATGCAAAGCATATTGAAGGAGTATAAAATGACAGATGAAATTAAAACAAACGTCACTACGGATCGAAACTCACGATCTGCCGAGACACGAGTCTCTCAAACTCGCAGACAACCTTGGAAACCCCCGTCAATGTTAGACGCACCAGAGGCACCTCCCGGATATCAATTCAGGTGGATACGAGAAGCTGTTAGAGGAAATGATGATAAGTCGAATATGTCAAAACGTATTCGTGAAGGATATGAACCTGTAAGAGCAGAAGATTATCCTGACTTTGAAGCACCGACTATTGACAGTGGATCAAATGCCGGAGTAATAGGGGTTGGAGGTTTAATTCTTGCTAAAGTTCCAGTTGAAACTGCCCAAGAGCGTAATGATTACTTTAACGAGCAAACCAGAACGCAAATGGAAGGTGTAGATCAGAACTATATGCGAGAAAGTGACTCTAAGATGCCTTTAAGAGGTGGTGACATCTCTAGATCATCGAAGGTCCAATTTGGTAGTAGGAACAAATCTGACGATTAATAATAACAATGTATAAAGGAGCTAATAATGGCTAATACAGACAAACCTAATGGTTTTACTCCTGCGTATCATATGTATGGTGGTGTTATTCGTCCTGCAAGAATGAGAATAGCTAGTGCAACAAACGCATCAATTTTTAGTGGTGATGTTGTTAATTTATCTAGTGGTTACGTCATTCAAGGCACGGCGACTGGTACTCCTATAGGTGTGTTCTACGGAGTTTATTACACAGCGACAGACGGGACTCCTACGTTTTCTAAAGTATGGACGGCAGATACAGCTACTCAAGGTAGTGCTGACGCCGAAGCTCTCGTATATACCGATCCAGCGATCGTTTACGAAGCTCAATTTACCGCGGGAACTCCTGCTGTAAGTTTTATCGGCAACAAATACACTCTTTCTACAACCGCGGGTTCTACAACCAACGGTAGGTCAAAAGAGGGTGTAACAGCTACTACTTCAAGTGGCGTAGCACTTTGCGTAGGCTTTAACTTAGCACCAAGTAATTCTATTGGCGCATATGCTAGAGCTTACTTTACGTTCCCAACTAACACGTTCGCAGTCTAAATAAAGGAGAGTAGATAATGGCGATAAACAGAGCGCAACTCGTTAAAGAGTTAACTCCGGGTCTCCACGCTCTTTTCGGTTTAGAATACGAGCGTTACAACAATGAGCATGAAGACATTTTTGACACTGAAAGTTCTGAAAGAGCTTTTGAAGAAGAAGTGATGCTCACTGGGTTTGGGGAGGCTCCTGTTAAAGGAGAAGGTGCTGCAGTATCTTACGACACTGCACAGGAATCGTGGACATCTCGTTTCACTCATGAAACTATAGCAATGGCTTTCGCGTTGACAGAAGAAGCAATCGAAGATAATCTCTACGATACGCTTTCCTCTAGATACACAAGAGCTCTTGCGAGATCAATGCAACAAACTAAGCAAGTCAAAGCGGCTAACGTTTTGAACAACGGCTTTAGTTCATCTTATGTTGGCGGTGATGGCAAAGAACTTTTTGCTACTGACCACCCAACTGTAGGTAATATTGATCTAGCTAATGAGCTGTCTACAGCGGCTGATCTCAATGAAACTTCATTGGAGCAGTCATTAATTGATATAGCTGGTTTCAAAGATGAAAGAGGCTTAAAAATTAATGCACAAGCCGTACGGATGATCATCCCACCTGCACTACAATTTGTAGCTGACAGGTTGATGGAAACTCCGGGACGCGTAGGTACTTCAGATAATGATATCAATGCAATTCGCAACATGGGAATGATCTCAGGCGGATACGTTGTTAATCACTATCTAACAGATACTGATGCGTTCTTCATTAAAACTGATGTTCCTAACGGATTGAAACATTTCGTTAGAACACCTGTATCAACAAACATGGAAGGTGATTTTGAAACTGGAAATGTTAGATACAAAGCGCGTGAGCGTTACAGTTTTGGTTGGAGTGACTGGAGAGGGATGTTCGGAAGTCCCGGAGCATAAAGAACCTCAGTAGGGTTTATAACTCAACTACTGATTTAAAGGGGGCTTCGGCTCCCTTTTTCTTTTTTCTTTTCATTTACAGATCTATGTTATAGAATGATCTGAATTCTAGGGTTAATATTAATATCTATCGACTGACCTAGCAGACTCGCCAAGACGATAGAATTGTTAAGGAGACTTAATATGGCACGATCAACATTTTCAGGTCCAGTTAGATCACTCGCTGGATTCATAGCGGCAGGAAACGCTAACGTAGTTAGTTTAACTGCTGACACAACTTTAACTGTTGCAGCACACGCAGGTAAAATCCTAGTAACTAATGACGCAGATGGTAAATTTACTTTACCTAGTATTGTAGCGACTGCTCCGGGACGTGATGACGATCCGAATCAAACTAACAATCTAGGGGCTGTTTTTACATTTGTAGTAGTTACTGCGGCAACTGATATGGATATTTTAACTGATGGCACAGATAAATTTGTAGGCGGTACTTATACTGGTGTAACTGATGCAACAGGTAAAACTTTTATTTCAGGTGCAAGTAACGATGTTATTACCATGAATGGATCAACTAAAGGTGGACTAGCAGGTAGTATTGTAAAATGTACTGCAATTGCTGCCGCTAAATATGCGGTAGAAGGAATAATACTTGGTTCAGGAACATTAGTAACTCCATTTGCTGACGCTTAATATTAGGAGAACATTATGAGTTCATCAGATGTAAAAGCCTCTGTACCTCTAACGTCTACAGGTCAATTACAGGGAACCATTGGTAGTGGAGCGGGAACAGCAACTAACTTGGGACCGATACGGATTCAATCTGTACAAGCTCAAGCAAGTGCTGCAGATGCAACTATAAAAGTATATGACGGTACGAGTGCTTCTGGAACTAAACTTCTAATGGAGTTTAAGTTCGGCAGTGCTGCAAATGAGTCGTTTGATCATTACTTACCTAATGACGGAGTTAAGTTTAATACAGCCGCTTATGTCGTATTGGCTAACTGCGACTTTTTTGTTGCTTATCACTGTTAGTAATGGCAACTTCTGGTACTAAAACCTTTAGTCTCGATACTGGAGAGGTTATTGAGGAAGCGTATGAGCTTGCAGGATTAGAACTGAGAACAGGTTACGATGCGGCAACGGCTAGGCGATCTTTAAACATTATGTTTGCAGATTGGTCTAATAGAGGAGTTAATCTTTGGACTGTTGCTCAAGTTAGTTTGGATATCACTTCTGGTACTGCGTCTTATACGCTTAATTCATATGATTTAGATGTTCTAGAAGCTGTTATAAGGGTTTACGATAGCACCAGTAGTTCTACTTACTCTGATGTTTCTATTAGTAGAATCAGTAGACTAGATTATTTAAACCTTCCTGATAAAGCTACAAAAGGAAGACCTTCTCAATTTTTCGTAGATAGACAAGAAACTCCTATACTTTATTTATATCCTACTCCTGACGCTGTAACAACTTATAAGTTTGTTAGTTATAGAATTCAAAGAATAGATGACGTAACAGCTTCAGCACAGGATCAAGAAGTTCCTAGTAGGTTTATTCCTTGTATGACAGCAGGACTAGCTTATCAAATAGCTTTGAAAAGAAACCCAGAAAAAGCTCCTATGTTAAAAATAGAGTATGAAGAACTATTTAATAGAGCTTCTGCTGAGGATACCGATAGAGCTATTGTACAATTAGTCCCAAGAGTTGTCTTATAATGAGCTACGCAACGGGTAAATACGCTTTAGGAATATGTGACCGTTGCGGTTTTCAATGCGATTATTTAGATATGAAAAAAGAGTGGAACGGATTAAAAGTTTGTCAAGAATGTTATGAACCAAAACAACCGCAATTAACTCCTGCAATACCTAGAGATGTAGAGTCTTTATTTGAACCGAGACCTGAAATACCTTTACCTAGAGCACAGTTAGGTCGAGTAACTACAGTAAACCCTTCTTCTGCTGTAATTGATGCAAGAGGAACTAATACGATGACGTTTACAGACGATCCAATAGGTAGTAAATTTGAAGGAGAAACCGCTACTAGCGCATTAGGTAGCCTAACAGTGAGTACAAGCTAATGGCATGGACATTTACAACATTAAAAAGTGCAATACAGGATTATGTTGAAAGTTCTGAAACAACTTTTACTAATAATTTAAGTGTATTTATTAAGGAAGCTGAAGAACGTATTCTTAAAAACATACAAATACCTGTTTTTCGTAAGAATGTAACAGGGTCAGGTACTTCAGGAAACACTTATCTAGCAGCACCTTCTGATTTTTTAACTCCTTTAAGTTTAGCGGTTATAGATGGAAACAGTAACTATAATTATCTTTTATTAAAACACGTTTCTTTTATACGAGATTATACTCCGGCGGCGGCAACAACAGGAGAACCTAAGTATTATTCTATATTCGACAATAATACTTTTCTTATAGCTCCCACTCCAAATACTGGATTTACTTTTGAGTTACATTATGTGTACAGACCTGAATCTATTACTGCTTCTTCCGATGGAACAAGTTGGTTAGGTACAAATGCTTCCGATGCATTGTTATACGGAAGTTTAGTAGAAGCGGCTAATTTTTTAAAATTAACCCCTCCAGAGATTCAAACGTTTGAGGAAAGATTCATTAACGCTGTTAATGCTTTAAGCGGTATGTTTGAACAATTAGGTAATAGAGACGAGTACAGATATGATAATGTCAGAGGAACGGGGTCTCAATGAATGAAAAATCTTCTTCTTCTTTAAAAGGTAAAGACATAGCTATTGTCGCTATGGGGCAAAGTCAAATAGATTTTCATTTATCACAAACTCACAGTATCCGGTTTGATGAAATTTGGGCGGTAAATGCGATGATAGGAGTTTTACCTAATATTGATAGAGCTTTTATTCTTGATCCTATGAGTAGATTTTTAGATACTAAAGACGCAGGAAGCATGACAGAGATGATGAGAACTACGCTTCCTTTAGCTACTTACCCTATTTATACCTGTGAATTAGATAATAGAGTTCCTTCTGCTGTAGAATATCCTTTAGAAAAAATAGTTTCAGATTTAGGGTGTTCCTATTTTAATAACACGATAGCTTACACAATAGCTTATGCTTTGTGGTGTAAAGTAGGTAAACTATCTATATTTGGAGTAGATTTTACTTATAAAACAAATATGCATTTTGCAGAAGCAGGTAGAGGTTGTGTTGAATTTTGGATTTCAAAATGCATTGATGCAGGAACAAAAGTTGCTGTCGCGCCTCGTTCTTCTTTAATAGATACAGATGTAGATATTCGAGATAAACTTTATGGTTATCACAGACTAGATGATCCTAAAATTACTTATCAAGACCAAGATGGATCAATTAAAGTATGTAAATGGTCTGAAGTAATAAAAGAAGAAAATTCAAAACCAGTGGGGATGATAGGAAGAAAAGACTTATCTCCCGTAGAACCAAAGGAATTTTAATGTTTTCACTAGAATCAGATTTAACAGTTGGTAATTTAGGTGTTACAACAACTAACCACAGGGGACACTCAGTAGAAGAAGTTGCTAATATGGCGACAAATAAAATAGTTTCTATCAGTGATACAGCCCCTGCACCCATAAGGGCACAAGCACACGCATTTAAAGATGCGTGTAGGCAAATTATTATGTATTATATGCAAGAAGCAATTAAAAATCATATGTGTACGATATGTAATAAATTAGAAAAGCAAGGTCATGATGACTTAGCAAAGATTATTAGGAGACTATAATGGCAATAACTCAAGCTATGTGTACCAGTTTTAAAAAAGAACTTTTAGAAGGTGTGCATAATTTTAAAAACTCGGGTGGTAACACATTTAACTTGGCACTTTACACTTCGTCAGCAACAATGTCTGCCGCAACAACAGCTTATACAACTTCGCAAGAAGCTAGTGGAACAAACTATACTGCGAAAGGCGCAAGTCTTACGCGAGTTGATCCTACAACTTCAGGCACAACAGCCTTTACAGATTTTGCAGATCTTACGTTTGGAACAGCAACAGTAACAGCTCGTGGATGCATGATATTCAATGACTCAGCTTCTGGGGACCCAGCAGTTGCTGTTTTTGATTTTGGTGGAGATAAAACTTCTACCGCGGGATCATTTACAATTTCTTTCCCGACTGCTGATGCGAGTAATGCTGTAATTAGAATAGCGTAACCAATTATGTCTGGTTGGGGTCGGTCCACATGGGGTGCTGGTCCTTGGGGTGAACCTGCAATTGTTAATGTTACAGTTAATGTAACAGGTGTTGCAGGAACAACTGCATTAGGAACAGAAACTGTTAGTTGTGATGCGAATGTCGTAGAGACAGGCATTGCGGCTACAGGTGCTGTCGGCAGTCTAACTGTAACAGGTGTTGCAAATGTTACAGAGACAGGTGTCGCTGGAACAAGCGCACTAGGATCATTAAGTATATCTGCTGGTGCTACTGTAAGTGAAACAGGAGTAGCAGGAACAGGAGCAGTAAGTGGTTTAACTGTAACAGGTGTTGCTAATCTTTCTGTTACAGGACTGGCAGGAACTACCGCTTTAGGTAGTGAAACAGTTAGCGGTGATGCAAATGTAAGCGAAACAGGAGTAGCTGGTACTGGTGCGATAGGCACAGTTGTTGCAAATGGTGTAGCCATTGTAGGTGTTAGCGGTGCTGCATCAACTGTTGCTCAAGGCGATGAAACAGTTACTTGTGATGCTAATGTTTATCCAACAGGAATAGCTGCTACAAGCGCATTAGGTACTCTAAGTCTTGTAACAAACAATGTTATTTCTGTTACGCAAAATGCAAGCACATCAGGATTAGGCGCATTAGTAGTAACTGGTGTATCCAATATATCTCTTACAGGAGTTGAAGCAACTTCTGAATTAGAAGGATTAACTGTTTGGGGAGAAGTAGATCCCGGAGTAACAACCAACTGGTCCGCTGTTTCTGACTCACAAACACCTAATTGGAGTGCTGTAGACGATAACCAAACTCCTAATTGGAAAGATATTGCAGCATGAGAACTTTACGAATGACGATAAATAATATAGCATAAATGTATTCTGGAGAATAAAAAATGGCAAGTACATATGTAAATGATTTAAGACTCAACGAAATGGCGACAGGTGATGGGTCAGGAACGTGGGGTACAACAACAAATACAAACTTAGAGCTTATTGCAGAAGGTTTAAGTTTTGGCACAGAAGCAATAACAACAAATGCAGACACGCACACTTCAACTGTAGCTGATGGTGCAACAGATCCAGCTAGATCAATCTATATCA